ATGGACGAGCTTTTTATACTAATTGCGCTTTTAGTTACAATAAGTATTATCTTTTATTTATTAACATATTTAAAATATAAAGCAGCAATGCTGAATAGTAAAAACCATGTTGAAAGAACTTCTATTTTTAGAGACTTAATGCACTTAACGTTTGAATACGAAAGAGCAAGAGAAGAAGGTCTTTTCTCCGATGCTCCAATAACAGAAGAATATCTGAGTAAGATGGATAACCTTTTTGATAACGGCTTGGGGAATATGGCTTTAGTTAGATTTAAAGTTAATATGACGAACTATCAACTTCTATATGAATTACTTCAGGCAAATCGCAATGTTACGAATTTTATGGATAGATACTCGTCCATCCTTTTAAGGCTTTACAAAGCCAATCAACCAATAAGGTTCAAGCTTACGAGCCTAAAAAAAATAGCATTAGTGCGAATTTTGTTTTGTCTTGTCAGTGCTCTAGACATAGTAAGTAAAGCCCTTAAAGAAAGCGATAGGTTGCTTAAAGCAGTTAAAAAGATTTTAAATATCCCTGTTGCCAGTAACCTATACGACTGGGTATCTCGCCTATGGGCAATTCCACATGATGAAAATCAACTCTTTGAGGAATTTAGAATACATCAATGATTTCATGCCATAAATATTTTAACTAAAAAATCGGACTGTCATTTCGGCAGTCCGATTTTTTAGTTAGCTCTAATCGAACAGTCCAGCTCTATCATTTATTACAAGTAACCTCAACATATCAAGTGATAAGTCCTTATCATCTCCGATACCTCTTAAGTGGCCTTTTTTGCTTAATTTCTCAACTGTCGACACTGCCCAACTAGGCATTTCTTCTATTTTCTGAAACCTCATTTCTTCCACCTCATCATCTTTCTCTACAGATACATTAGGGTTAATGTTTAAATACTTAAAAATACCATCAGCCAACGATGCTGCCATTTCGTTGCGTCTGTTTCGCAAAATATAAACATCGGGAGCGTGAGCACCAGCTGTTAAGAATGCCGATTCAAAGAGAACAGCCGGCATAACTGTATTTCTAAGAACGCCAAGTCCTCCTGAATGTTGAGATTGACCATCCAGACGTACACCTCTATTTCGTGTGCCTCTTTGCGTGACAAACGAACTTAGTAAAATGTTAGCAAGCTTTCGAGATTGCTGAGCTCGTTTGCTCCCATTATCAAATATAAAAACTTCAGTACCATTTGCGTCCGCATTTGTGAACCCATTGCCATGTACACTTACAAATAAGTCAGCACCCCAAGCATTAGCTTCTTGCCAGCGTCTATCTATTGAAGTAGCTACGTCAGATCTACGAGATAGCCTAACTTTTAACCCTGCCGCAATTAACAGTCGCTCAAGCTCTAAGCTTACATCAAGTGCTATGTCCGACTCACGCATACCGTTAGCAACTGAACCCGGATCACGTCCACCGTGACCGGGGTCAATGAATATCTTTATTTTGCCCATCCTCTGATTCGCCTACTTTCTATGTTGATAATCTATTTGTTACATTATGTAAATTTGTGGTATAAACTCCACGAAGGGAGGTGAAGCAATGTATACTTTTAGTTTTTACTATTCAGACGGCAGTGCACGCCACTATGAACACATAACCACTGCAAAAGTTGGCAATGAGGTCATATCCGAAAAAGAAATACTCACATATGATTTTTGGGCCAATCAACGGATATTTCTTAAATCTGATACTGGTAATTATACTGTATCTACTAATGACCTGAGATCAATAGAGGTAGAAAAAGAAAGTTAGTTTTTGTAAAGCAGTTCATAAAGAGTCTTTATCGTACCAGTAAGAATTTCAATGTCATGGAACGATAAGGACTCTCCCTTTCTCACAATCGCTGAATCTAATTCTTTTGTTGCTATTTTGATCGTGTTTTCAATCATTTCTATGTGCTCTTTTTTCATTGCTCGTCACCCTCTCTATTTTTCATAATACCTATTGCCCGTTTAATAGCGGTCAATTTATGTACAGGTATACCCATCAATTCAGCATTTTCTATGATGCTGATAGCCTCGTTAGCAATAAACATGATTATCACGCTATACCGTACAAAATCTATGCCCCGCAAATTATCTATGCGGTGCGCAATAAGAACAATAAGTAAAATCATCCCTTTTCGGATTAACCCCTTGAACCCTGCTGCACTTTCTAAGGCTCCACTTTGGCTTTTCTTAGATCTCTGAAAAACGGCTGCTACGATAAATCCAGTGACATAATCTATAATCATAAAAATTATTAGTGTTTGCAAAGCATAATCCCAGCCGCCTAAAGCGGTTGCAATAGCACCAGCAACAATGCCGATTATACACAGTATGGTACTCTCACGCATACGAAGTACTCCTTTGATATTATTTATAGAATCGGTGCCCACCGTAGTCAAAGAGCCTGGTTAATGCTCTTTCATGCCAGCTACCCTCTGCCCCGACTACAGCCCTAAAAAATAAAGCCCCTTGAGAGTAATCCACGCCATTTAACGCCATCTGTACAGCGTCCTTGACATACTGACAGGGCATAGCTCGAGCAAGTCTTCCATTCCATACTGGACTAAATTGCCTCGGCTGAAAAACTATTTCATGAATTGTGCCAGGAAAGTTTGGACAGTCGAGCCTATTGAAAATGACATTTATAACTCGAATTATGCCATATTTCCCTTCCCCCTCCGCTTCTGCCCAACCTATATCATATAATAGGTGACGCTCTTCGTCAGTCACGTCTCGCCTGATTTTAGCGGTATAATTGTCGTATTGTGATTCAGCATGCACTGTAAGGCAGAGTCTGCCTACTAAGCTTAATATAATAAATAATGCAATAGTTTTCTTCAACATTTTATAATTTTGTCCTTCCAATCTGCTAAGCAGTTTGAGCCTTTAGACATGAGAATGCCCGCTAGAATTACGCCAATAAGCGGCACATCCGTCTCCAATCCTAAAAGTGGAATAATATCAAGCCCAAAGCAAAAAGCCATAATAATCCCTATTAAAATTGATAGTGGTCGCTTAAAATGTTTGAGATTGACATATCCACTACAACACCGGTCAATGCCATCAATGGCCATTTCGGTGAGTGTTGCTCCCGCAAGAATTTGCAATGAAACTTCCATACTATTTGACTCCTTTCAAAAAATAGCCCCTAGCAGTTAAGCTAGGGGCTGTAGGTGATACTAAGCTAAAGGATTAGCTTCTGCGGCTTCTCTTGCTGCAATTGCAAGGTCTCTAAGTACTGCCGGCAAGTTGCTTGGAATCTCTTCATTGACAATTAAGCCTTTAAACTCTTGACCTTTTACATGTGCATTAGCGTTTTGGTCGGTAGAAACGTTAGGGAATCTTTCAGGGCAAACTTCAACCATTCTAGGTCTAAATCTTAAAAGACTCCTAGACGTTACATCTTCCCATGGTCTGTTTTCAACTATGACCTTTAGCATGTTGCCGCTATCCAAATAAGCCCATAGCTTATCTGTTTCCGTACTTCTCATGTCGTGCTCCATAGATTCATTTCTCATAATTTTCATTCTCCTTTTAAATATATTTTTTTATTAAAAAAGCACCCTGTGGGTGCAATTTTACTGTTGTATGCTTGTTAATTGAGGGATTGCGCTTACTAACTTTTCAACTACCTTGTCGGCTATAATACCCATCGTTACATCGTCCAATTGAGGTTCGGGTACAAAGTCTTCAAACGATGACTCTGGTGGCGGTATAAACGCCTTGGTTTTGGGGGAGTACGTCCAACCTAAAAGACGACTTGCATATTGCTCTTCGGTTAATCGAATCATATTAGGCAAATTGTTTTCGCCTCCTAATTCGCTTACGCCCTCTACAACAAAATTTTCGTTTAATTGTGCGTAAAAAAAGTTCATTTTATCAACTCCATCCTATAAAAACTCAACGACTTGCCAATTTATACATAAATGTGAATTGTTCGTAGTGTCAGCAGTTGAGGGTCTGTTGTTTGAATGTAGAATTTCATAAATTACTTGATTTGAAGTTAATCTAACAGAAATCGACTGACTTGCTGTTATTTGAGTATTGTGAGTAGCCACAACAAAACTACGGGCAAGGTTGACAGGTGTTATATTTGCCGAAACTGATTCTACGCCAACTGAAGGAGGTGCGGGCTGTATTGTCCCACGTTGAACCCTAATATTAACGCTAATTCCCAGATTTAACAGCCTCAAAGCCTCATTCAGTTTTGCATTAGCTCCACCAGCTGTTTGGCTACCGCCCGTAGCATTAACCGCACCCACTCGATTATTAATCAACTCTGATAATCGTGCCATTACATTACCAGTCGGACTTGCCGCACTTCCCGTTGTGCCTATATTAGTCGTCAAGCCCAAAAGGTCATTTGCTGATGCCCTTGAAGATACGGGCACATCAAGATTGCTCAGGTCAATCGCAGCAATTGCGGCATTAAGCTGGTCAAGCGTTACAAAATCATCAAGATTGATGGCAAACTCACCTAAAAACTCCCATACACCGCCTACTACTTGGTAGACAGCCATGATTCCGCTGTTAGTTTCGTCCGACTTGACTAAGTACATGGTGCCGTCAGGAGGGATTGGGTCTACGAGCATTAGATCAGCGTGAGTATCCACGATACCTGAGATATTAAACCCGGCTAAACTCTCAACCTTGCTACTCAGGTTGGTTAGAGCTAATCGCATATCTTGATGAGCGGTTGAGCTTGTGTTGTGATTGTTTATCGCTGGCCCATGAGCCATTGGGTCTTGATTGTGAGGTTCCAAAAGTCCTTGATGAGCATCAAGGTCTCTGTTATGCTCGTTAATAGCATTTTGCAGCTGAATAATCGTAACAGTAGCAGCGGGATTGACTTCAAGAGACATGTTATCCGCATTGCCAACTGATGCTATCAAATCAAATATAAGTCCTGTCGTTGTTGAACCGTTAAATGGTGCTATAAAGTCAGCATTTGGCTGTTCGGCTGTTGGAATATGTACGGCAACGCCAAACAAGTATTCTTGCCGATCTGCCGGATCGGTAAAGTAAACACCCACAGAATTCAGTCTATACCCAACCGTCAACTCACTATTATTCATGCCACCATGAATTTGTACCGTAGTTTCGTTTTGCCTTACCACGGCACTCACAAGAGGTTCTTGCTGTATTTCTGATAGGTCTGAAAGACCTTCTAATTCCGACAATTGATAAATCGCCGACGATGTAACAATTCTTGTGAAAGGTGTTTGAGGTTCTGTTGCTATTTCTCCCGCAAGAATTGCAGAGACAAGGGCGTGACCTCTTGCCGTGGTTATAAGATTTGAAAAATTCGCCATGTTCACCATCCTTTTATATTTCGTAATGGATAACTTTAATCGCTGAACCGCTTGAACCAATACGGGAAGTTGCTGAAATTTCAGCGTTAAAGTCTTGTGTAATTGTAAAGTGTCTAGTCGTAGTGTGTATTGCACCTATTCTCAAAAATCCTTCGAGGTTTATACGGATTTCATTGCGTGAAGTAACAACTAAATTTGCTGGGATTATATGACGCTTGATATATGCTAAATCTTGCAAAATACTGTAATCCCCTGATAAGATGATAATTTCCATTTCATACTCTTTAAAATTCGTATTTACTTCAAATGCACCATCCGTCAACATTTCTAGCAACCCGATTAAGAAGCGGAAAGTATAAAGGTCTTGTAAGTTCCACCTCACAAGAATGTGGTTTCTTCGAGCTTCAAAGCTTTCGCCGGGGAGAGGTGTAATATTTAAGAGTCGTTCGTAACGTCTTAAACCGTATTCCTCGGCTGTGATAATGTAAAGTTGCCGTCTCATCCATTCCTCAATAGCCCAAATTAAATCAAATTCGGGATTTTGTGAGTCGGTAAGCTTGATAATCTCGTCGTATCGTTGCATTAGAGTTGGCAAGCGTGCAATTAGGTTGACGGAGTCTCTGTAAGTAGAGGGTGGATAAATCATGTGCTAATCGCCCCCAGCATTGGGATTGAGTAAATGTCTATTTCGAGATTCGCTGCAACACCGTTTAATGTTGTATTCTGAATATCAATGATGCCCTGCACACCTAAGAGCCTACTATTGATTTGGCTGACCATTACAATCAAAGGATTTTGGAAAAAACCAAGTGGGGATAAAATATCTTGATTTTGCCAATCTTGACGTAATTCCATCATGTAAGCTTCCATAAGTGAAGTTACTTGTGGCTGCACCATTTCCCAATTAAAGCCGCCTAAGAACGTTAATTCTGTCGATATATTAACATCCAAGATGTTAGCAGATTGAACTGTTACTTGATGTCCTATAGGTGCACGCCCAACCCCTTTATGGTCTCCTGTAGGATCAATTATTTCTTGCACTCTATCGACTAAAACAGGACTTGCGGGATTGTATAAGTAATCAAGCAATGTGAGTAGGACAGTCCCGCCACCGTTCCAAATTGGGGTAACTCGTACCGGGCCGGTTCCTTCAATTTCTCGCACCATTACTTGATAGTCTCGGATGTTCCCTCCCATTGCACGTACATTAAAGCTATCAAAATATCTCTGTCTTATGCTTTCGGTGCTTTCCACGTCTTGGGCGGGTATGAGTAGTTCAACTAACTCAGCCGTTTGGATTCGAGGATTACCACCCAAAATCGGCACAATAGAACCTAAAAAATGATTCCCTTCACTTCCCAATTGCTCACATCTTACTTGATAAGCCCCATCTTCGATTTTATCCTCGACAATATATGTTAAGGCGGTATTCGGCATAGAAAAACGCCGCCCTGTAACATCTACATCGACCGGCGTAAATTCACCACGTAATATGGCATGTGTTGCAGGGAATGGGATAATACCCCTTTCAGCTGCACGTCTTATAAGAAATTCACGGCTTGCACTGTCGCCAAAGGATTCTATCAAAATATCATCAAGAGCCAGATATATCAACTGTAGCTCAATGGCAGATGATGCGTTCGAATCCCAAATTACCGCTCCTTCTCGTTTATCACGTTGTTGTATGCGATCCATCATGCGTTGAAGAATCACTTCAAATGTCTCACTACCGAATTGCGGATCGGGTATATACTGTGCCATTAAAAATTCACCGCCCTTTGCATCATGACATCACCGAAAATTGTAACAACCCTAAAACTCGCTTCAACGACTTTACGTTTAGGGATATTAAAAGACCAATTATCAACCCTCGTTATACGGTTATCCCATAATAAAGCTTCTGTTATGCGTCGCTTTATTTCAGGGATTACAAATGTTTTTGGCATTCCGAATAAATCGAGTAATTGCACACCGTAATTTCTACCGTAAATAATGTACTGATAACGCTCAGTAAATACTATTTTATACACAGCTTGTTCCATTGCAGCCAGTTTGTCAGTATTACCCCGGATGTGTATTTTTTCTTTGTCCATTGCATATGTGTATGTAGGCTGTTCCACTACCACAAAATCTTGCTGTAAAAGCCCGCTATTTCTAGGTATCATAGCCACCACGCTTCTTTCTGCTTGACTTGATATGTGAAGTCCACAACAAACCATTTTTGTAACGAACGCTCACAAGCCAACATCACCTTATCGCCTATTTCGAAGCGACTATAAAGGGTAACTTCGTGATATGCTGGTAACTCTCCGTCCGGTTCATCCTCGAATGTTTTTCTTACGAATTTAATATCAGTAGTTGTAGCAACCTCAGGTGGTGGGTCTTCATCGGGACGCATAGGATGCGGTTCTCCACCAGCACGCACGGTTCCCGGCAAAGGTTCTTTTTCAGCCTTATCGTAAATTTCTACTTTCTGCTTGATATCAGGGTTATCGAATGACAAATAACCCATATGGTCTTTTACGCTATGGCACAAAATAAGCTGGTCTTCTTCAAGTGTCAAATAATCGTTGACTTTGATTCTTAATGGTGTCGTTGACACAACTTCACCTTCACAAATCCAAGCGGGGCGGTCTTCTTCTTCGACTCGATTCACCCAATCAATAACTGCGTACCGCTGCCCACCCTGTTCCCGAATAAGCATCAATTCATCGTCTTTTCTCAATCCCCGCCATGTCTCACCCGGTATGGTTAAGTCGGTGGAATACTCCGTAATGTATCTCCCCAAGACTATAAAGTCTTCTGTTAAAATATGTTTGGGGTCAATGGTTATTTCGATGGGGTATATTGATGTGACTTTGCCAAAGTATAAGCCGCTAGGCTTATGAGCGGTTTCGGTTATCTTCGAATTTTTACGCAATACTTGTAACAATCCATTAAAATCACCCATGTATATCACCACCTCGCAAAGTTAAATTCATCCAGTGTTCGGATTCATTAATAATATGTTCGCATTTTTCAACCATCATGTGATTGCGGACGATAATGTCACCTAAATGCAAATCAATTATAGGCATTGTTCCGGCTCTTATCCGAGCATCTCCAAAAGCTTTTTTTATTTTTAACTTTCGAGTTTTAGCGTTAAATAAATCAAGAAGGGCAGCGGCTTTAGTTTCGCCGTTTTCCCCTTCTTGTAACGTCCCAAAGTATTGAAGTATGCCCCAGCGGTCAATACTTTGCCCGTGCTGAACAACGTAAATATCTCGCATCCCTGTTTCGCTATTTTCTCTGACAAGTTTTATACGATTATATGTTCTGTCGTTTATACTTGATTCATAGTCAAAATTCTCTCCTGATTGCTCATCAATCACTAAGTCAACCTTCATATCAGCAATTGATTTTAAAGTGAGCTCTCCAAAATCGTCAAAGAGTATAAACATGTTACCAGCGTGCACTAATTCCAAATCAAGAGCCGAATTAATAATATCAATCAAAGCAGTATTACTCTCATCCCTGCACGGTATTACATAATCAGTACTAGCGATTTCTCCTAACCGTAATTCGAAATCAGCGGCAACTTTCTGTATTACCTCTGCTGCTGTCTTGTCGGTATAAACATATGTATCTTTATTTTTCAAGTACCTCATTTGATCGTAGCAAGTGACTTTGATAATATGCTCTTTGTCTCGCCGTTTGCTAAAAACAAACCCAAAGAACAAATTTTTACCATTGACTTTTAAAACAACGGGGTTACCCTCGTGAAAACTTACGCTTGCGTCTCTTAAAACTTCGAAGGTCAATTTAGAGGGGGAACCAGCTCGCCATGACTCCCAGCGCACACCATCAACCACCAAAAGCTTTTGAATGTTTCCGTTATTATCAATGAACAACTCGAATGTTTCCAGCATCTTCATCACGCCTTTGTGGATCAGGTAGATTAACTACTTGCCCGGGGAAAATTGTATAACTTGGTCTTCCAGTTCCTAAATTTCTTTCAGCAATATGGGGATTAAGACTCGCAATTTCAGGCCATCGTGATCCATCATTTAGATATCTTCGAGCAATTGCCCAAAGCGAATCCCCCGATACCACAGTATGAGACCGGGCTTGCGGAGGATTTTCAGGAGGTCTATCCTCATGTATTATAGCTTGTGGAGGAGTATCTTGTGGCGCATCGGGGGGAGGCTCAACGATTTCTACCTCTTTAGTAACGGGATGTCGATATTGCTTTAATACAATTCTCACTTCCAAATCGAAGGTATTCTTCTCCCAATCCTCATTTACTGTGTACTCTTCTAAGCTAACGGTTATATTGTTATCGAAAAGTAATTCACCATTTGGTTTAACTCTTGAAACGATAAATTGAAAAGGTTCTTGACTTACTTTCAATTCCTCAAAAGCATCAAGAAAAAAAGAAGCCCGCTTGAAACCATCCATATAAACCGCAAAAGGATATTTTATTTGAGGTATAAGGCAAGTAAATTCAATGTCGGTCAGTCCGGCTTTTCTTAAGACATTGATTTCCCCAAAGTCAATCAATGTCAAAGTTCTATTTTGGTTATTGATTCTAAGTTCTAATTCAGCCGGAGCAACCGGCAAAAGAGTTTTATCTAAATAAAAATCATACATAATCGTTGCTCCTTTCGGCTGTCACTTCGAGAGCTTCTTCAAGTCCCTCTGTAATGTAATCAACAACTCCGTCTAAGTCCATTTGATGATTGACCGTGTTGTGAATACCGGCAATTCGTAAATTAACCTTTGCAGTAGTGAAGCGATTTATATTATCTCGCTCTGCAATATCCCGCCAGTATTTCAAGTTTTCACCGCTGATATTTGCCATAGTGCCGGTATTAGCTGCAATGTCTGCAATGTCTCTTGCAATATCCTCTAATCCATCACCAGTAAAATTGTGCTGAAGGAATGACGCTGTACTGTAAGCATAATCTCCTGCTCCATAAGCGGCAGCATCCCTCAAAGCTTGAATCTCGTTAAGTCTATCAGCTCTTGCCGCTTGTGCGTCAAGTATCATCTGCTCACGCATTGCAGCTCTTTCAGCAATAGCAGATTCGACTTGACTTCTATAACCATCCAATGCGGCATTTCTAGCGTTTCTTGCAGCATAATTTTCCATTTCTGCCCCAACTGCAAAAGTTATACGGTCTATCGTATCTATACTAACCATAGGGAGATTACTAACTGCATTGATAAGCCTGTTAATTATGTCAATTGCACCATTAACCATATTCTGTAGTGTGGTTAAAACGTTCGTTCGCATATCACCCATAAAATTAGCAATTGCAGTACCTGCCGATTGCATACCCAAAGCCATTCTATCCCACAAATCCATGACAAAATGAACTCCTGTAAAGAATCCAATTTTCACTACATCCCAAGCGGTCATAATACCGTGTACAGCGTAGAGCCAAGCGACTTCTAAGCCGCCGATACTTTGAATCCAGTTATAAATAGCTAAGATAATATAGCCAATCAAAACAACCAACGCACCAATACCAGTTGAGATTAAAGCCTTTTTTAGTACTACTTTAGCCGCTGCTACACCCAAGGTTGCAATCTGCCACGCAAACATACCAGCTTTTAAGGCGGTTACACCTATCAAAATAGCCCATATGAGATTTTCAATGCCACCTAAGTGAGTATTTGCGAAATTGCCGATACTCACAATCAGGCTTATAATTTGCATACCCAAATTTATTATCATTTGGATTATCGGGATAAGAGCTTGAATAGCTTGTTCAATCATCGGCATATTTGTCCGAATAGTAGCAAATAGCGTCATCATCACAGGCATTAACTGCGCTCCGATACTATTTCGGATATCATTGAAAGCATTAATCATACCAGTGCGCATACCTTCGGGCGTTTGCGACATCTGCTCAGCAAGCCCTGCCCATGATTGATTAACAATATCTTGAATCATCAAAGCCCGTTGCATATCATCCCCGTACTTAATTACATCTTTTTGAATATCGGTGAGATATATGCCGGCACGCCGTTCAAGCATACGATAATTACCCGCCATAGCTTGAGTAAAATACTCAGCGTATGCAGCCATGTCCTGCGCTGTTGCACCAAAGATGTTACCGGCTCCGGATGCAAAGTCGGCAAGAGAACCCATCATTATTTCGATAGCTTCAACACTCCCAACATGACGAGACAGTTCGTTAGCTGCTCCCATCATGGTAGTAGCACTTATCATATCGTTAGTATCTGCTTGAATTTTAGCAGCTCTTTCTTGTATCCTGACAAATTCTTCGTAAGTTGCTCCACGGTTACTCATCACATTAGCAAGCTGCTGTTCGAGCCTAATATTTTCATTTGTTATGTTCATGGACTCTCTTAACCATCCAATACCGGCTCGTACTGAAAATGCACCGACAACACTAGTAATGATTCGCCGAAGATTATTTGCTTGCCGTTGTCCGTTCTCAACTTCACGGTTAAATCCTCGCTGAGCTTCTTCGTTATCTTGCAAAGGACGTTGCATTGACTCCATCTCTCGTCGCAATCGTTCTTGCTCTCTAACTGCTTGTGAGGTGTCGGTATTTCTCATTGCGTCAGCCATTTGATTTTCCAACATTGATGCCGCCGCTGTAGTGGACTCAATAGAATCTCTGACAGAGTCAAACCCTCTTGAGTCCATGTCTGTATCAACTGTATTATGAACGCTTTGAAAAGCGGTGTTTACAGAGTTTAAGCTTGTCATGATAGAATTTAAAATGGGTGACATATTGTCAATCATAATAATTTCCGTAGATATACCTGACATTCTTCCATCACCTCTAAGCAAAATAAAAGAGGCAGTTATTTTCTACCTCTTTTATTCTTCATTTTTTGTTCTTCCTCTTTATCTCGCTTCGTTTTAATCTCCATCGAAGCATAATAGAGGGCTTTCATTTCGTCGTCTTGAGACAACCATTCTTCAATATCTGAGGGCTTCCAGCCATGCTTTTGGATAGCGTAATGTAGAAAACTACCTTCGGCTTCGCCCTCTATTAGTTTTTTGCTTCTTTAATTTTCTCATCCAAGCTAACATTGAGCTTGTTAAATTGTTGTATAAACATTACTAAGTTTTGATATTCCCCAGCCTCATCCAACATGGCAAAAAGTAAGTCCTCTGGTTCTTTTACGCCGTAACTGTCTTGCAGTTCAGCATTATATAGATCAGGAAAAACAACAGAAGCTACAATCTGTTTAGCCTGTAGCTTCTTAATGTCAACCTTCGGATGTGCTTTAAAGCCCTTATCCTTAGTCTCTATAACCGTAGTACATTCATCTTTAATTCGTTCATTATCCTGAGCTAAGAGTGGTTTAATCTCCCACTTGAGCGGCTTACCATCTTCATCAGGGAAATTTTCGGATGCAGCGTAAAAAGTATTAGGTTTAACCTTTTTATTAGCTTTTAAGAATTGCTTTACGTTAGACATTTTTTACATTCCCTCCACTTCATTGAACGATCTCGGCATATCCCAGCTCTCAAAAGTACCTGAAATATCTTCTGTTAGTAACTGGTCACCAGCTATAATTTTAGAAAGAATCATAGCTCCGGTTAGCAAACAATCGTGATATACAATAGTTTGACTTCCAACCGTGGAAGTTCTATCCTCATTAGTGGTCTGGATTTCAAAATACGGCATCTCACCTGTTTTTTGATAATGGTCGGCGACTTTACGCAAAACAGATTGATTGAAGTGGGCTGTAGCAGACCATGTACCAGATCCGCCGGCTGCTTTATTACCAAAACCAACTTTGCCCATAATTGGGACCTGCTGAGAGTTTATAGTAAAAACACCTTCAAATTCAGTAAGTTGTAAAAAGTTGTATCTGCGGTCATTAAGAGTAACAAAGGCTCTAGCCTCGCTACCGTACACCGCATCTCTTGCGTGCATAATGGGGGTTTCAGGCATATTTTATTTCCCTCCTTTCTATGCGACCTGTACTGTCATATACAGGAATGACATAGCATTGACAGGCATTATAGTATCAGTAACAAGAACCGATCGTCTGTTATCTCCCTGTTCAACAACAACGTCTTCAGGTACAAACTCTTGTATCGCTCTTATGTTCTGTAACTGATTATGATGTTGTACTATATCACTCCACAGAGAAATACGTCCGTCTTCATCATTCGGTACTTCGCCCTTATAACGGGTATTGAACAACATAGCAATGTCATTTCCGATTTGGTCAAGAACACGTATTGTTTGATTGTACTGGAAATCAGCATTCTTAGTCACCGATAAAGTAACAAGACTGTTGATATCAGACAACACTCGTATTTCACCTGATCCACTTCGATAAAATGCGAATTTGCCGTCTCTGATTGCACGCTCATAATCTAACTGGGTATAATTGCAATCCACAGTATATTCGCCGTCATAAATATTATTTGTTGCTGTACGGTTAACGGCAGTACCGGCATTTACACCTGTCGTCCACCAAACAAGGTCTTGTTCTTCAGCATCCTCATCAGTTACGGCATTCATGATGTTTACGACACCCTCATAATCAAATGGGTTATCGTAAGTCACACACTGGAATTTAACACCTTGCTCGTCTCTCATGCGTCGAGTGAACTTAGAGAACAGTAACTTAATAAGTGGATCATTTGAAGGGCACCCTATAGCATTAAAGCTATAACCTTCAATCCTATCAAGGTACCGTTGATAATCAAAATTAGTAACTGTGCCAGATTCACCACCTTCTAGAGGCGCACCAGCTTCAGGGTGTAATTCGTTTTCACGTCTCCACGTAACAAAATCGTTGTCCACAAGCCTTGCTGGCGATGCAACGGTTTGGATGTCAACAACAGCATTATCGAAATGTGTAATAACGTCCCATAAATCGAGATCATCAACATTTGCTTCAATGCTGATTACAATATCGTTACCTCTCTCACCAACATAACGTGCATCTGCATACGGGTTACTGGCTCGTACGCCACCGCTTCCAAGTCGATAGAAATAACCAACTCTTATGTTTCTAAAAAGTTCACGTAGACCCTTAAGTTTTGGATGGGTGAAATCGTATCCGAATATGCGCTTACTGTGACGCTGGAAGTCACGATTTGTAACTTCGATTACTTCGTCAAGTGGACCCCAATCAGAGATTAAAGGCATTGTAGCTACGCCACGGTCTGAAAAAACCATATTTGCACGATTTAGCGCAACGAAATTTATGTACGCACCGGGCAAAGTCTTATTCTGCACTAACCAAGTGCCACCGCCTAAACTCATATTACTTCACCTCTGTTTCGTAAAATTCCTTAAGGATTCTCGCAATATCAGCGTGTGAATACGTTTCGTCATCGTTGAGCAAAGTTCGTAAAACATCACGCCTATGTGAGTATGTCAAGGACTTTAATAGTTGTTCGGGCGTGAACTTTGGCAAGTCGTCATCAGTAGGCGGGTTTTTATAACTCTCATATGCGTCATGTTGCCCCTTTGTTGCGTTTCCTTCATCAGGCAGGTTGTTTGTGCCATCATCCGCTTTCGGCTCGTTTGGGGGCGTTTCCGTGAGCAGATCGGGGGTATTATCGCCGTCATCGGCAGGTGGGTTTTTAGCCAAAATCATAGCAATCATTGCATCTTTTTCGGCGGCTTTATCAACTTCAACCTCAAGAGCAAGCAAAATTTCGTATAGCTCAACTTTTTTCATTGGTTTTAGCATACTTTCGGTATAAACGCTTTGCATATAAAATCATCCTTTCGTTCTAAATTCAATCATTTCAAGATCTTCCATTAGTACAGGTTCATATACCCTACGAACACGGACATTATAATTCACGTAGAATTGTAATATCTCATCGTGAATTTCACCGAGCATGTTGATACCTCGAACAGGATTTCCATCTACGTCTATATACTCTAACCCCATATACAACTTATCGAGTGTCTCATAACATTCGGCGTTTGGTTCTCTTGTATTTTCGGGGTAGAAATGTATGCAGTACGCATTATCCCTGTTGTATGTGATGTCTCGTTCTTTCGTATTCGACGGTCGTATTAACTTAATAAAAAAACAAGGCCGCTCTAACCCTTGTTCGACTTTTTCAGGATAAATTTTATAATCATCTCCGAAAGTTTCATTAAGTTTTTTGCCCAAACCGTCACTAATCGCTGATAGCAGTGAGAAGTTTTCCATATCATCACCTTACTTCGAGAACTTTCTTAAAAATTGTTCAAGTTTTTGCTCTACAATAAATTCGGCATTGCCTTTTAATTCTTCTTCCGAGATTTTCAGCATAAAAACACCTTCCGTCCAGCGAGTATCAAGATGCATGGTAACGCCCATTTCAGGTACATATACACCTCTATGTCCTTTTTCTACGAAATGGGCGTATGCTGTAGGATTAATGACCTCAACGCTATAAACATTATCAGTCTTGGTTACATTCCCTATAGTCCAGTTTCGACGCAGTGTACCACCACCGTTATAATTCACATCTCCGGGGATTTTCTTATTAACAGGGGTTCGCTCTTTGACTTTAGCCAATAATCTAGCAGCCAACTCTTTAACAATAGAAACATTTAATTGTTGTACCTCTTCCGCTGTGAGTTTTTCAAATTGTTTCGTAAAATTTTGAAATTGTCTAAAGTCAAATTTACCTTTACCTTTACCCATTACGCCAAGTCCTTCCACGGTATCAAAGTAATTTCTTGATGATCGTCAAAAATACCAGCTTCGCCGCTATAACCGAATATAAACTCAACATTTCGGCGTTTTACTATGATTTTTGATCCAGCTTTAATGTTCAAAGTTTCATCAAGAAACAGTTTGATTACTTGAGGGGCTTTAGCGGCTGTATCGGTTTGATTAGCCGGCATTAATCTGGTGAATGATAAGCGACAAGGCTCAACACTAATAACGGCTACTCCCTCATGTACTGTAGATTTGTTTTCTTTTAAAACAGGCTTATACTCATAGACAGTACAAGTATCAGTCCACATACTACGTAAGGCGACTCTGATAGCATCTACCATACCAACCGCCTCCAACGTAGAAATTGCGGTTTACCGTAGTTTATCAAATGATCGATAGCAGCATTAAGACGTTCTTCAGCACTCATAGTTTTATCTGCTGCAAAAGAAACAGATGTGTCGCCCTGAGATTTCTGTTTTAGCGTTAGAGCGTTCACGTCAATTACAAATCCACTTAATTCTCCGCTTGCTTTCTTTGTTTTGAGGAACTCACCGCAAACCATGTCTATAGCGACCTGATATAAAGCTTCGGGGATTTCTGATTGATTAGTTTCATTTTTGATTGTATTGGTAACCTTTTCAATCAAAAACTCAATAACCCAGTAATCTTTATCCTCATTGAAGGTGTAGCCTAGTGAAGCAAGGCGTTTTATAATATCTTCTTTCATACAACCAGCCTCTTTCTAACACCCGCTATAACCGACGACTCTACTTCTATTATTACTTATACCATGTGACACCCCAGATGCCATGCCAACTAACTGATTAACCATTCCAAGCGTAGTTATTGAGTCTAGAGACTTTAGCGATATGCCCGTTTTTGATACGGTAAGAGTTGCAGACATTAATATTTTCATAGAGTCTGTAATCCCTCCCATTGTAGCAGTGTAGTCAACGGAGGCTACTATATCTAAAGTGCGGTCTGGAACTATCATAGCTGTATTTATACTACCTGACAATGTAGCGGCTGCACCTGATCCCATACTCTCAGGGAATTGGAATATGTAGAGCCAATCGAAGCACAGATTCACCATATCATTTTCATTTAATGTTTCACCAAACTCAATACGCAAATGGTCATCATCAACGACTTTCATACTTTCTAAAAATCTAGCTTGCAATGCACCTTCGGCGACTTCGCCGGCTCTACCAGCATTCGCAATTACACTGTCACGGGCATTTTTTACACCTGACGGCAATACACCGCTCCAACGTCCCACTTTTTCCCAAGTCCCATTATCTCGCATCATATACTCTTCACATGTTGAAATAATGCGGCATATTGCGGGGAAGCTGGTTTCGGGCATATCATCGAGAGTATCTGCGTACCAAAACCCATCAAGAGTGTGGAAGAATGTCATAAGTCATTCCTCCTACCCTCTTGAAATGATACGAGCTATCGGAATCGCTTTGTGATCGATATATTCACCGTTGCCATCGTTTACGAGTGTCCAGTTTGCGCCAGTTTCCAACTCAGCGGGTGTAGGACTTTTAGTTGCCATACTGGATTTTGTGAAGCTAATACCGTAAGGGGCTAACACTTTCCTTTGACGGCTAACCAATGATGTTTGACCACCGTTTATTTTTGCTTCACGCACCATTTCGTACGGCGTTTCAGCACCGACATTATCGTAATCAAATGCTCCATTACCTAAAACGAAAGAAGAGTACAGAGTATTGCCTCCACCGATATCTTCAGTAGGCATATTATCATCGATAAGCACCGATCGACCATTCCATGTAGCCATAGCTAAATCTCTTTGGATACCATTGGCGTCTGTATACTTCAGATATTCCAACAGTTTTAGATTTTCAAGATTCGTTGCAGGCTCACTATGCATAACTACTAGGCTGAAAACCCTCTTGTTATCACCGCTTGCCCGTTGAATCCCCTTGTTTAGAGTAGTGGCTCCAATATTCGGGTCGCTACTGCTCGAAATATCCATAGTATGTCGCTCTATGAAGTTTTGATTTGCTGAACCTGTCATACCATAAATACCTTTAATAATTGAAATAAGGGTATCTTGGTCAACATCTTGCCAGTAATCCGAAACTTGGCGTGCTACGTTAGATATGAATCCAGCCCCGCCGGTAATATCCTCAGAGAAATCTTTTTCAACCCATGCATTAGCACGCCCAACAACTACAACACTGCGGTCAAATGTCGTTGTGGTAGATGCAACAATATCCGTCTGTCCATCATAGTTTTGTGGGTCACCGCCCAAGCGTCCAAACATCGGGAAAGTAGCAAAATTACCACCTGTTTGAGCAGATAATGTTTGACGGAATAAAGTTGTTGGTTGAATAGCACGGGAACGGATTAACTCGTTCCTTCGAGTTTTCGGGACTAAATCGACATATCGTCCAAAAGCTTCAGGGTTAAATGTTTTTAAGTCAAATTTTGCAGACATTTACAACATCCTTTCTTAACTGTGATTTTGTGTGTTTTCCACAATAAGGGGAGCTTCGGGAATATCGGCATTTGGATTTGCATCCATAAATGCCGCCAATTCCTCATAACTCATTTTGGTAAAGTCAACTTTGCCATCAGGTGTTTTGCTTCCAGATTCAGCGGGCTTTACCCCTTTTGGCGTGAATTTTGGTGTGGAACCGGGGACAGTTTCAACATCGAAGAGGAAACTTGTATCTTCACTTTCGGTCAGTTTTTTGATTTGATCGGCAAGCCCTTTGATTGTGCCATCTTCAGCAAGTTCTACATCTTTCAGATCAAGCAACGCCTTAACTGCTTTTGTATTTTTAGCTTTAGCAGTCACAAGAGCGGATTCGAGTGCGGACTCAATTTTAACTGCTTTAATTTCGGCAGCATGATCTTCATCTTTTTTCTTGTTAGCGGTTTGCAACTTCTCAATTTCCCCTTTCAAATCGTCAACATTAGTCGATTTTTTAAGTTTATCGAGTTGTCCATCTCGCTCTTTTAAGGATTCTTTTACTTTCTTGAGATCTTCATTAACTTCATTGAAGCGTGTTTTGGTTACAAAGTTACCGTCAAGTTGCTCCATTACCTTAGTTGCTTGCTCTTCAGTCAAACCCATTTCGATTAATTGCTCTTTAGTCATTGCATTTTCCATCCTTTCAAAATTCCGTTTTTTACCGTGGTACGAGCCACGAATATTTTGTCTTTTTCGTTTACCGCCTGAAAAATACCAAAAACGGCGACATATAAAAAGCACCCTGCGTATCCGCAAAGTGCTTATTAACTGGCAAATCTTCTCATCCACTCAGGATATGATATATTACTTGGTACATAATTCGTTTTACCTTCCGCATCACGTGCGGCACGTTCTCCAAAATTATCATCAAAATGGGGAACTGTTGTAGTGCGTCACCAAGGATGAAAGGGGTTAGCGGTTACGCCCGGTTGAAATTCACGCACAAGGAAAACTTTACCGTCCATCTCTTGGCATATATCAGATGTTAACCTGTCTAAGGTCGCAAGAATACGGAAACGTTTTACGTCTAACTCGTCATAAACTTCCTTTTCAGCCAACGCCGAAAAGTATGACGATTCGGTCGCTATCAAACGTACTGCGTTATTTTTTGTTGTTTGCATCTTCTCGGCGAAATCTTCAATGATTTCGTTGGAGTTTCTACCAAGTAGAAGACTTTGCGTAAGGGTTTTTTCTAACTCTCCGACCATACGCTGCTTATCTCGCCAAATGCGGTCTGAAAAAGTCAGTTGGTCGGTTGTCCACGGCCTATTAATGATGGCTTGTAACCGCCTATCATCGACACCGGCGATATCCCATCCAATATTAAAACCTCTTTGAACTTCAAACATAGCATGGTAGTATGTATTAAGAAATTGCCGTTTAACAAGAGTATCAATAGTGTCTAGTTGATTCCCAAAGATACTTTCAACAGCGTGTTGAGTTTGAAGCTTTAGGGCTTCTAGTCGTGATACACGGACTTTTGCAGAGGCGTTTTCAAGTTGACGAATCCATTCGCCACTAAGCGTATTTTCTTTAGCATATTGTATATACTCATCAACGCTCCATCTGAACTCCGTCAACTCATTAGAGTTTAACAGTCGGCGTGCTTCTACAATATCGATTTGATTGTTAGTAGCGAAACGGCTGTACCAGCGTGCGATTTCTTTTTCTAAGTCTCGCTGTACTTTTGTAATATTGCGTTCAGTATCAGCGATGGTTGATGTAGCCGCTCGATTGACATTTGATTCAATAGCTTCAAATCGCTTGAGCCAATATTCTTCATTTCTCACACCCTTTCACCGCCTTAATCATGACATAATAATTTTAACTGCCGCTATCTTCGAGCGTTAGTGACGAATTTGTTACTAACTAGTTATTAACGGGTCGAAATGAATCGCCGTATTGATACTTTTCTTGTTCCTGTCTAGCATTCTCTTTTTCAGCTTTTTTGCGATCTAGCTCTTTCTGTAAATCATCAACATACGGATGCTGTGCGACAAGAGTTTCTTCGGATAAAATACCAGCTGAGTTTCTAATGTTACTGATGATATCGCTCTCGTTCATCAACATATCACGGTTGAAGATAATATCTATATCCTCACCATCGAAGTCACCTACGCCAGCATTAGCCAAATGCAGATTAACAAAATAAAGTAAGTCTTCAAAGGATGCCTGATACTCCGTTTCCATTTTGTTTGCGTCGAGATCAATATCGCTATACATACTTTGGATGTTCATCTGGTTAGCGTTGCTACCCATACGATCATCTTTTGCATCAAAACCCATAGCGTTCTCAATTATCGCCTTTTTGAATATCTCAATAATGACTTGATAATTTTCGGCGTTAACTTCGATTTGTAGCGATTCAACACCGCCCTTTACTCCGTCAACAGTCCGGGTTTTAACCGCCCCAAAAGTTGCAAGATTTTTTCTGAATTCCCCTAAGTTTTCGCCGTCATAGTTTACGATAATCAAAATCGTGTTACGACTATCTTCCTCCATGTTGTTTTGAAAGTTTGAAAGGATAATGTTAAGCCCATCTTGAAGGCTTTTGACATTAAGAATCAGAGGAATTTCTTTACTATTGTACTTAAAGGGTATAAGCGGTATTTTGTGCCAGTTATAACCTTCGTCATCAATAGTAAAATACGGCTCAATCGCTGGGTAATCGCTATCAGATTTCAATTTTGCACCATCAAACACAAAGCGGCTAAGTCCATCCGCATGATAGACTTCTACCTTTTGTATTATCTTTTCACCGTGTGCGCTATCGTCAATCACTTCATATATTCGAATGGCATAATCTAGGCGAGTGCGCTCATCATCAGCCCACCCCGGTATAACCTCGTAGGGTTTGAAGCGGCGAAAATTGAATTGACCTTCATCATCGTAATACATAAAAATCCAGCCAAGACCACAATTAAAAGAATTCTCACCAACATTTTTTAATAGGCGAAGAAATTTTTTGTTGAACATGGTTCTGAGAACTTCTCCATATTCTTCATTATCGGTCTGAATCGCAAAGGGTTGCCCTAAAAAGTAATTGACTTTCTGATCAACCATCTTTTTATATTGATTATCCACGATTCTATTGTTCGGCAGATTTGTAACTTCTTCAAGATCGCCATTTTCGCCTATCATTTCACGCTTACGGTGTAATATGTCGTGTTTGCCCTCATAGTATCGTTCACCGACTATCATATTGCGCCGACGTTCCGAATTTAGAAAGCGCTTGATTTCGGATTCTATGAATTCAATATCGTTTATAGGGTCTGCGCCCTGCCGAAGCAAATGACTGTCATCGGAATGAAAATTAAATTTTCTCACAAGGTTTCACACCCTTTTCATGCTGTAATGATTTCAAAGTATAGAAAAACCGCCGAAAATAGGCGATTTTGTTACTAACGTGTTATTAACAACTTAATTAAAGCTAAAATTACTTGGCATGGAATACTTTTCTAAAGCGTATCGCATTGCATCCATGAGATGATTAAAATCGTCAATAGGCTTATTAATTTTCTTGCCAAATTTATCTTCATCCCATGTGTAGTTACTGATTTCAGTTAAGAATTCTACACAACGAGGATGTATTATGATTTCGTAATCTTGTATAAAATCAATACCAGATTTTACGCTATCTTTACCCTTGCGTGCTTTGCGGATGTTAAACATTCCCAACAATTCCAAACGGTCAATACTTTTCGGTTCTTGTGAGTCAGCGATTACCCGTTCTTTACGATAACCCATTTCGTTGACTTTCTTGTAAATGGCTTCATTGCTCATACCGTATCCGTACATTTCATCGAATACATATATCTGCTTGCCTTTGACATCTATCATGCCACAGAATAGAGCTGACGGGTCATTGGTATATCCAAAGTCAAGTCCAAAAGCAGACTTTATACCCGCTATCTGCTTGATCTTTTCAAGGTCAAAATCTGCTTCACGCCAATTCTCATAAATAACACCTTCGACGATTCCCCAATTACCAAGTCCAGCCACATTGTAGCGACGAGGGTTTCGGGTTTTCATTTCTTCGTACACGTCTATGCTATCTTGATCAAGGAATTCATTCATCAAGTAGTTAGTCGTAATTGCTAATATTCTGGGGTTATCCGCATCGAAGAATCGCTTTTTCAACCAGTGGTATTGATTCCATGGGTTAAAGGTCAAAGTCCATTGATAAAATAGACCTTCTGGTAATTTCCCTCTGAGTGATTCGTCTAATATATCAAAATCTGCTTCTTTGCTGATCTCATACGCTTCTTCAATCCAGCCCCAACATAAAAAGCCTGTTTCGACAGTGATAGAAGTTATTTTTAAGGGATCATCTAAACCCCTAAAATAAATCTTTTGTCCCGTAGGAATATAAGTCATTTCAAGTGGTGATTCGGTGATTTTCCAATATTGTGAAACACCTAGCCGGTTTATAGCCCATTTCAATTCAGTAAAGCACGAATCTTTGAGGGTTCTGAATACTTTACGGATGACAAGAAGATTCGCATCTGGGTTTTTCATTAGGTTGTAAATAAACCATAAGGCCGCTGTCTTTGACTTTTTACTAGCTCGGCTACCTTTAACAACTCGTTATCGGTAGCGACCTTTAAAATTCCAGAAGTCTTTGTAATGCCGTCCGACAATATCAGGTAAGTAAATTTTATTTTTGCCGCTACTCACGCCACCACCTCCCATCGATAACCGCCGGCAGTCTTTTGTTTACCATTTAGGGCATAAGCTATTGACATTCTATTGACACCTGTTTGACGTGCGGCTTCATTGAGAGACGCATAAGCAATCCCGGTACAGATACAAATTACTTGTTTCCGTCCGGGATGGTTGTTTTTATGGTGCTGGCCAACACGCTTAGCTCGCTCGTTGTATGAATTATTATAGGCTACTGAACACCATTCTAAATTACCAGAATGGTTATTTTCTTTGTTTTCATCTTTGTGATTAACTTGCGGGTGATCTGATAAATTTTCAATGAATGCTTCAGCAACTAGTCTGTGAACATAACGAGTATGCCTTTGTCCATTTTCTTTTAAATCAACAATCTTATATCCTGTTGGCGTACTTCTTTGCGATTTAACAAGTCCCAGTCTAGCATTGCGAACTCTTCCTAGATTTGAAACTTCAAAGTCGTTAAAACCTTTGATGTTTTTCCATATTTCATTCATAAAATCATCACCCAATAAAAATACACCCTCGTAAAATCAAGGGTGTACGGTATATTTGTTACTATCGTGTTATTAATCACATTATTCTAAGTCATCTTCGCCACTAAATACGGGTAAGGGAAGGTTCGTAAAATCAACTTTATCTGTAAAGAGTTTATGGCGTTTGCCTAGAAGCTCTGCCGCTTTTAGCCGTTCTTTTTCGTCGGGGGCTTTCTGCATCGTTCGGGCTTCTGAATAACCCTCGCCATGACCCTCCACAACAACAACTTCAGCTTTTGATTCTCCACGCATTACCGAGGTTAGATACTTCTCCACTTCGTAGGCATCTGCAAGAGCTGCATCCCGCATACGTTGAAGGTTTTCGTCGATGGCGGTTTTGACGTCAACATAAGTCAACAGCCTTTGTCCGATAGATTTTGCTGTTTTTTCGCTATAGCCTGCTCGGATGGCGGCTTGTGTAGCATTTAGGTCTATTATGTACTCTTCAACGAATCTTTGCTGTTTTGCGTTCAACTTAGCCATTACAAGCCGCTCCTTTCGAATACTCATAAATTCATGAGTACACTATACTACAGTTTCAATAGGACATTCAAGGACATGTTTTTCATAAATCTCTTTGAATGTTCGTAACGCTTCGCCGTGCAAACGAGTCACATGTCTGTATGTATAGCCTAAATCAATTGCTATTTGCTCCCATTCATGAAAATGAATATAACGCTTTAATAAAATACTTTTCAATACATCATCACTCATCATTTCAATTTGACTTTCAATTTCCTGCTTTTTATCAACATACTTGTCTATCCTAGCATTTATATAATAGTCAAGATCAACTATTGCCGGTATGCTGCTACCTACAATATCAGACACACTGCCGACTTGTATTTTATCCTTTGATGTATCGACCCCGGCTATAGAGTACGCTGTTTCTCGCAATCGCTCTAACTCTTTCAAACTATCGTTTATTCTTTGGTTCAAGAAAAAGGCTTGTTTTAAGTATTGTTTGGCGTTCATATCTCGCGCTCCTTTTAGTATAACGCTCTACCGTGCTTGTATGGTCTGTGTTTGTTATACTCTCGCTTTTCATCAAAGGCTTTTTCAATATCTATCCCTACATAACCGCAGTAGCTCAGTATCATGATCATACAGTCGGCAAGCTCTACAGGTACTCCCTCAGGTTTGTTGTCTTGTCCTTTGCCTAAATAGCGTATCTCGTGTAATCCATTGTCCAGCCTATACTGTTCTAATGCTTCTGATAACTCTGCATGACACATAGCTATGAACTGTTCAAAGCTCATTTCGGTTGTATAGAGTCCTTTCGCTTCCGCACATTCGAATACTTCTTTCGCAATCTGATTTAACATGTTCTCGCCCCTTTTTATGCTGCTTTTAAATATTTGTCAATCCTAGCTTTTATAGCTTCAAGTAAAGAATTTTGCTCGCCATCTTTGCGGCTTAAAGCTGCTATCACATCTTCATCAAGAGTACCTTTAGACACCAAATGGTGGATTATAACACTTTCCGTTTGACCTTGTCTGTGTAATCTTGCGTTTGCCTGCTGGTATAGCTCTAAACTCCAATTAAGTCCGAACCAAACTATAATACTACCCCCGGCTTGTAGATTCAGGCCGTGTCCGGCACTTGCAGGGTGGGCTAAAAGTAATTGAATTTCACCCTTATTCCACTTCTCTATATCCTTCGCCGTTTCAAGCTTCTTGGGTTTATATTTTTTTAACTTATCTTGTATGGCGGTTAAATCATGCTGGAAAGAATAGAATACTAGTACTGGTTTTCCGTTTGCTGTATCTAGAATCTCTTCTAAGGCTTTTACTTTTAGGTCATGTAGGTAGTTAGTATTTCGAGCATCATCGTAGACCGTTCCGTTTGCGAACTGTAAAAGTTTTGTGTTTAGGGCGGCAGCATTTACAACCGAAATTTCTTCCGCGTCCAGCAGCTCCAGTACATGCTTTTTCTCAAACTCTTCGTACCTTGTTTTTAGCTCAGTCGGAAAGTCGATGTAGATATAATTATCTATCCGCTCAGGCAAATCTAAATAGTCTTTTGCCGACATGCTAATGCAAACGTCACTGATTTTTCCCCGTATCTGCTCTTCGGCTTGCTCTTTCAACTTGTACGAGTACACCACATGTCCGTTTTGCTTATTCGGGTTAAAGAAAGTTTTTCGGTATTCTGTGACGGTTTTACCAAGTCTTTCCCCCCGGTCTATTAAATACAGTTGACTCCAAAGGTCTATTAACCCATTCGGCGCAGGTGTGCCGGTTAATCCTACAAGTCTTTTAATAATCGGCCTTACGGTTCTTAAGCTTTTAAACCTTAAGCTGCTCGGGTTCTTAAAACTTGAAAGCTCATCTACAACAACCATATCAAACGGGAAGTTTGCGCCAAGATAACCTACTAACCAAGGCACATTCTCACGGTTAATCGTATAAATATCTGCCTCGTGCCTTAGTGCGGCTCTTCGCTCTTTTTCGGTGCCTAGAATTTTAACTAGCTTCAAGTGGTTTAGATGCTTCCATTTTTTTATCTCATCTGCCCATGTGGTATCTGCAACTCTGAGGGGGGCTATTACCAAAACCTTATTAACTTCAAACTCGTCAAACTTTAGTTTGTCTATTGCCGTTAGAGTTGTGACAGTTTTGCCTAGCCCCATATCCAAAAACAGACCGCAATAGGGGTTATCTAAAATATGTCGCTCTCCGAACTCTTGATAGCCGTGGGGCTTATATTCTTTTTTGTCCATTAATCAACTTTAGGAAGTCTGCTACGCCTTCCTCTCCTTTCACGGTGTGTACTTTGAAGCCTAACTGGCTCAGTTGCTTTCTGACATATTTCTGCCTAGGGCTTAAGGCTCCGCTTCTCTGCTTCAGCTCTGCGAAAAAGATTCGCCCGCCCGGAAGCAGGACTATTCTGTCAGGCACTCCTGTGAAACTCGGGGATTCCCACTTAAGGCAGAGACCCCCTAGAGCTCTGACGCCTTTGATTAATTTCTGCTCTATTATCGATTCTCGCATGATTATACCTCCGTTGGTTGCAGCCCTGAGGGTGTAACTATTTAATTACAGCCTTGAAAGTGGCTTATTTACTGCTGTTTGGGGTGTTTCTGTAACCATGTAATCAAAAAAACCAATTTTCCCATGCGGCTCTACGTATTTCGTAAATAGGGGGTATATACTATATATATATACTACGATATTACTACTACTCTTTTAAGTAAGTATATTTTAGTTACTGGTAACACTTAAGTATTTAAGCCACTTTGTTTGTAACCATGTAACCAAAATGCGGGCATTTTGAGAGAGCTTCGTAGAATATCCATTTTATTCCAAGCGCCTGAAACACTGATAAAATATAGCTCCCTTACGAATTCCTACGAAAAATTATTCGTAGAATTTTTTCAAGCCCTTTTTTCCTACGAAAATAGGGTCATTTAAAAGTTTATAAAATCTTGGTTACTTGGTTACAGTCTCATTTTTACGAATAAATCCTTTTTGAACTCCGTATATTTTAAACCTCATTGTTTTTGTTTTCTCCCAATTGTCTAATTTTTGAATTAAATTACTCATATCGAAAGAGTGCGCTCTTGAAAGCTCGCTTACAGGTTTGCGGAAACACTCCGCCCATATCTCGGCAATACACACGGTGTCGCGCCTAAAAGTAGCGATGCCTTTGCTTAGAACCTCGGCTCTAAAGTCCTTGTTGTGAACATAGTTTTGGCGATCTATAACACCCATATCGCCCCAAGAGCTAGGTAGTTCTAAGTCTAGATATTCTTCTATAATACCTATCCGGCTGTCTATTTCTGTGTGTTCTTGTTGTATTTTCTTAGCTTCATCTTCCATGAGTTCTTTTAAATGCAGTTCTTCGCCTTCATTATAATACTGCCAAGCCTCAGCCCAAATTTGGTCTATTTCTTCTCGGGTTAAGTCCTTCCATAGGCTCTTAGCCGGCTCTGTTATGTTAATTTCCACAGGCCAAAAACGCCTATCCCCGGTAGGGTCTTTTAAAAAGTTGTCGTGATTAGTCGTGCCAAAAAACACACATTGTCTAGGAAAATTCTCTGTCCTTTTGCCGTAAGCCACTCGGTATCTATCCTCTGTTTTAGACAGGAATTGCTTCACCTGATTGGCTTCTACTCGGTTTAGACTGGAAAGCTCGCCAAGCTCGATTATCCACGCACCTTGCAGCTGCTCTAAAGCCTCTTTATTTCCGATACTGCCGAGGCTATCAGAAAACCACTCCATAGCCAACTTAGATATAGCCGTGCTTTTACCTTTACCTTGTTTGCCTGTAAGAGTCAAAACCCAGTCAAATTTAACACCGGGGCTGAATATACGAGCTACACAGGCTACAAGGCTCTTACGTGTCACCGTACGTGTGTAATCCGTGTCTGCTACGCCTAGGTAGTCAATAAAATAGCTCTCAACTCTCTTAACCCCATCCCATGCCTGGAGACGGTTAAAGTACCTTTTAACCGGGTGGAACTTATTCACATACAACGTTTCTGCAAGAGCGTCATTTATTTTGCCGATGTTAGATATACCATAAATCTTGTCAACGTAATTGCGCAGACCACTGTCGTCCATATCAATTAGGTACGGGTTATTGTCGTCTGCATTTCGCCAAGGTAATTTACCTTGGACTACGGGCATTTGCTTAAACTCATCAAATGCGAATTTCCCTTTTAGGTTCGGGTCATTTGCTAAGATTATCTCAAGGTTGCCTGCGGAAGAGAGTATTTTACCTTTGCTGTCTACTGCCAGTTTTTCTAAAAAACCGCTATCTTCATCCGCAAGAATTTCGAAATCTGCACTTGCGTCTAAGACACGTTCCTTCGCCAGCGTTCCGGCTGTTTTTTTATCCTCTGTTGCAAACTTAATCATAGCCTGATAGCTTGGTAGGTTTCGACCTTTGACCTTATCGCCCACATCTTCATCCAGTTCGCCAAATTTATGAATACGCACAAGGTCAAAGGCATTGCACAGCTTACCACTTATCGGGTCTGTGCCGTGGTGAGAGTAAGCGTATTTGTCCTCATAAACCACGAGCCCGCCAGCGGTAGAACCGCTTATGTACGTGTATCTACCTACCTGATTATGCACCTCTGAGTAAATACTGCCTAAGAAAGTATCTATTGCATCCTCGATAGAATACACCCTGCAAAAAGCCCCTATCGCTCCGCTCTTTTCTAATGGGTCGCCTTGTTTGGCTATCTGTGAGCGAACTAGCTTATCTACTCTATCACTCAAAGGCCAAGAGCTTGTGTCTGTCCAATCCCTGTACAGGCTAAGTATCTGATCAGGCTCTAAGAAGTCGCCCGAAATCTCTCTAAAGATAAACTCCCCATCTTTAGAGGTAGAAGGCCAATACATAAGCCTGCTCGGCTCGTAGGTCGTATCATCAAAATTATTGATACCGAGGTCACCGGCTATTTTTCTTGCAATAGCTTCATACTTATCAGGCGTTACAGGCTCTGATAAAGGGATTACCATTCTGTAACGAGGGTTGTCAGGGCTATGCTTGTGTGTAGTGTAAAGCATAGCTTTGTTACCGTACAATATTTCAAAGTTTTCCCATACGCTGAAATCTTTGGTGTGATCTACGTCTAAACAAATGAGGCTTCTATGTATCACGCTGTCCTTTTTCCTTCTACCGCCAGCGAGTAAACCGCCCACAAAACCACCGATGTCTTTTATCTCGTCTTGTCTGTCCTTTTTAGCAGAAATATAACTTGTAAAAATCTCTGCGGTTCGGTGGGTCGTTCTTAATTTGTCCACTAAGCTTTCCCAAGTGAGGGTTATATTTTTCCAGTTGATGTCTTTTCGGGATTTTCCTACGGCGATTTCTAGGTTCACGCTTCCACCTTCCTAATCTTTTAAGTAATACTGTGTTTCAAAGCTTTCCCCTTTAAGAGGGAGCCCTTCCGCCCACGGCATAGGCATCTTCATTATGCCATTTATCGCTTCTAATGCATTTGCGCTCCCTAGGCACTCTTCTATTACAACTTCATCGTGGACATGCATTACAATGTTAAATCCTGCTTTTTTCAGCCTTAGCATAGCTGTAGCTAGGCAATCACGGGCTATCGCCTGAACGATGTTCTCTACAAGCTTCCCGCCGTAGGTTTCTATGCGTTCCCACTGTTTGGTCGTTTGGTTCATGCCTCTGTAGGTGATTATCTTGTTACCGAACTTTTTGCCAGTATCTAACTTAGTGGCGATATAGCTAAGCTTGCGACCGCTGGGCAGTTCAATGTACATATTGCCACTTGTGTATAAAAACTTGATATTTTTGTAAGTGGCTACCGTTTTTTTCTCTACACATTCAAGGGCAACGGCTTCTATATCTTTCCATAGAGTAGTGATTTTTCTATTGGAAGATCTCCACTTATCGACTATATCTTGAAGCTCGTCTTCCAACAAACCCATTTTTAACGCTCCCATACTCACTAAAGCCCCTACGGAGCCTTGATAGCCTAACGCAAGCTCTGCCACTTTTCCTTTTTGCCTTAAATCTGAAGATATGTCCTCTAAAGGTACTTTGAACATGTGTGACGCACTGGCTTCGTAGATTTTACCGTGAGTATTGAATACGTCTAATCGCCACACTTCACCGCTTAACCAAGCAATTACTCTAGCTTCTATTGCCGCAAAGTCTGATACAATGAACTTGTAACCTTCTTTGGCTATAAATGCTGTCCGAATAAGCTGAGATAAAACATTGGAAACTGAGGGGTACAGAATATTTAGACCATCAAAGTCACTATTTAACACAAGATTTCTTGCGAAGTCTAAGTCAGGCATCTTGTTCTGTGGCAAGTTTTGAACTTGAATGAGTCTGCCTGCCCAGCGTCCGGTACGGTTCGCCCCATAAAACTGTAACAAGCCTCGAACCCTCCCATCGTCCCCTAAGCAAGTTCCCATTGTAATATATTTCTTCACCGAAGTTTTAGACAGTTCTTTACGGATAGAGATTAATTCGTTCCCTATATCTGTTTTTATAGAGTCACTTAAAGTCTCAAGAGTTTCTTTATTTAGACTGGGAATTTCTAAACCCTCATGTATTTCCAACCATTTTTTAAGTTGAGCAACACTATTGGGGTTTTCTAGCCCAGTAAGCTGTTTAGCTCTGGTCGTAAGCTCCTGTCCTAGCTTCAAGTTTAAGTCTACGGCATTACTTGCAAGCTTTGGGTTAAGGGCTACACCTCTGTCATTTATATCTTGGTCTAGGATGTACATTTGTCTTTCAGCGTCTGTTATCTTGTAGTCTTGGGTTAATCGCTTACTGATAGCTCTTTCTGATTCGACGTCCTGTATACAATACTGCTTAAATGCTTCCCACTTTTCTGTAACGTGGTGAGGTAGATTTCTTGTTCTGCCGCCGTTTATCTTTGTAGCTTTACAAGGCATGGAGAAGTATTTTATTAGATTTTTCCCAGCAGTATCTTTTTGGAGTTTGTCCGCAAGCCCCATTGCCTTGCCTAACATTTCAAGCCCAGCAGGATACCCCGCCATTAAGCCGTGAACCATAGTACAGTGCCATTGGTCTATAGGTAGTTTTACTACAAGCCCTTTTGATAGAGAAACACGCTCAAAAGTAGCGTTGTAGGCGTGTTTCTCTATATTAGGGTCAAGTAAAGCAGATTTAACCCAAAGGGGTAGAAAATCTACCCCTTCTACAATTTCCACAGGTTTATCATCTAGGGCGTAAGCGATAAGCAATATTTCAAAGCTCGGGTCTTCTACATATTTGTACAGTCCTGCTTTTGTTAAATCTGTGCTAGAATAAGTTTCTATATCAATATGTAGCTTCATTGGTTAACCCTTTCTAAGATAGCATATCCATAGCGTCCTCTAAGGCTGCAAAATCATCTTCCGCACTTGACCTCCCTGATAGAGGTTCGCCTTTTTCTACGAGTTGTATATTACCGAGTCCCGCTGCGATGCCTTTGTTACCGTTTGCGTTGTAAGCGTAGAAGTTAATTGAGACGTGAGCATAGTCACCGCTTACTACCTCGTCTTGGTCAAGTATCGGACTTACATTTCGGTCAACTATTGCCGGTTTTGAGTTACTTGAAGCGTTTAAGAAGTAGGCATTTGCGTACGCTTCATCTTCCGGGCGTTCGGTGTCGCCGTCTCTAAGTGGAGTTTTTAAGTTAGCAGGCACTTTTCCGCCTAGCTTTGCAACCCCTTCTTTTTTAGCTTCTTCTATTGCTTTGTTTATCTTTGCCAAGGTTGCCGTGTCCGATTTGGGTATGATTATCGAAGTGCTATATTTTGCTTCTTGATTCTCAAACCCTGCATGCTTCTCCCAAATGTGGGCGTATGATAATCTTACTTTTCCTGTTACTACTTTTGTTAAACTCATGTTATTCTCTCCTTTAGAATTTCGCTTAAATTAGATGAGTATAGGTTCAAAATCTTGCTTCGGACTTCTATATTCCTCTCGTTTATCCGTTACTGGAACTAGTGTTGGAGAGCCTTGGGGCTTTATCACTAGTTCGCTGAGTAATGTGCTGAACTGTTTCTTGCCCAAGAGCTTTTCCATAGCAGTTATACCTAACATTGATTTGGTAAATAGCTCTTCTTCCTTGTAGCCTTGCTCTTTTAGGGTTTTCTCTACTTGAATTTCATCTACGTACTTTCTATTAGATTTACCCTCTACAACCTTGAAGCCTTCGTATACCTCGCCCTGCAAGGCTTGTTCTAGGGCGAAGTCTTTTACTGAACTTGCCCAGTCCTTTAAGATATCTGCTGTTTTTATCACGTCTGCTATTTCGGCATTTGATAAAGTAGCGGCAGGCTTAAAATCGTACTGTGCTAGTTTTAGATTCTCTTCTGCAAGTTTTCTACAAGTGGGTTTTAATTTGCAAAATTTGCAGTGTTCACCGACAACTTGTTCACCGGCTCCGTCAAATGCAAGCTGGGCGGTCGGCATAAGCACATTTTCAGCCCAGACTAATAAATCTACCAATGGCACTGTAAATGTAGAAATATTGCCTAACCTTGGCTGGAAAATGGTCATTGAGATAGACTCTATGTCGTATAAAAAGCCTACTTCGTTTAAGGCACCAAGGGCGTATAACATTAGCTGGGGGTTATTATCTGCTGATACCTGTACGCCTTTACCATACTTGTAATCTATGATATGTAGCACGCTACCACCGATTAGTGTAACGTCACACGTGCCAAACCCTTCAGGAACATATTGGCTAAAATCTACCCTCGTTTCTGTTTGTAAAAGAGGCTCAGCTTGTGTATAAGCTGCTTTAAGGACTGCTTTTTGTTCTAAAACATAGTCTGCAAAATCCTCTGCATGATCTAACATTTCATCGGAAAACAGCTCACGTTTCTTAATTTCCGTAAAAGCTTTGTTATACTTTTGTTTGGTTATTTGCTTATCTTTTAAAAGTAATGTATACTCTGCTAAATCGTGCGCCACTGTACCTTCTTCTGCATATGAGCTTGTTTTATCTGCTATGTTCTCGGTCAATCGTGCAGAAGGAGTGCATTTTAACCATCTATTGGCACCTGATGCACCTAGCAGGGCATGTGCTACAGGGGCAGCCACTACAGAGCCTCCATAGCTGCTAGTACCGTAGCTTGTTTGTCTGACGGCACATCGCTTAGTTTTGAAGCCCCGGCAGATGTAAGTATCGACTTAATGTTTGCAGACAACCCTTTTCCAACCAGCTCCCGGGCTAGTTCTTGTAGCTTTGGGAGTAAGTCTTCTACTGGTGGTTCTGCATCAGTTTCTGCGGGTTCTTCCCCCGTCGGCGTTTCGGTTTGCAGCTTTAGGCTAGGGGGCATCGAAGGTGCCGCTGTACTCTTTGATGGTTTAGGTGTTACCTTTTGACCTAATTCACTAGCCATTGTTAATATTTTTTCGTGGAGCTCGTTTAAACTCTCAGCTTTTAAAGTTATCTCTAACATGCCTAATCTCTCCTTATACTTGGGACATTTATCCTCTATTCAAAATACTTACAGAAAAACTCATCATCTACGGGAAGACCCGTATTAGATTTTTCTTCAGCCACCTTAGAAAGCATATACCCTAGTTGGGTCTCTATTTGGTCTTTGAGTTTTCCCAACATTTCAAGTATTTCACCTTCAATTAACTCTTTGCTAGCTTTACTGAGACGTGAACATTTTTCAAAGGGAATGTCAACATTACCCCAATCCCAACTTTCTTCTATAAACTCGTGTAACTCACCATCTTCAATGAATTTCACCAAAGGCCAAAACGGTTCACTGACGGAATTAAGAGATTTATTGAAGCAACAACCTTTGTCAAAATGCTTGCAATGTCTGCAATTTACATACCGGAAATCATCCAC